AACAAAACGCTATAATAAACCTTGACTGACTGACCGGGTCCCGATGAAACACCACTTCACATACGCCTATCTTCGCGAGGACGGGACCCCCTATTATGTCGGTCGAGGAACCGGTCGAAGAGCCTTCAAAAAACACGGGCACATCTCCGTGCCGCCCAAAGATCGAATCCTCTTCCTGAAGACCGGTCTGACCTTCGCTGAGTCAATCGACCACGAGCGATATATGATCGCCGTCCTGGGCCGAAAGGACCTGGGGACTGGAATCCTTCGAAACCTGACGGACGGTGGCGAGGGGGCTCAAAATATGAGTCCCGCCTCCCGCCAACGGATCAGCGAGGCGAATCTGGGGCGACCTCTCACCGAGGAACACAAAGAGAAGATCAGAAGCGCAGCTCTGGCGATGAGCGATGAAACCAAAGCCAAGATCGCCGAAGCCAGCCGCAACCGGTCTTCAGAAACAAGAGCCAAGCTCTCGATAGCTGGAAAAACGCGGCGGCTGAGCCCGGAGCACAAAGCCCGAATCGCTGAGGCCGCTCGCAACGCTTCAGCTGAGGTGAAACTCCGGAAAGTCTCCAGCAAAAGAGGGAAACCCCTGAGCGAGGAAACAAAAGCAAAAATCAGCGAAACCAAGCGTCGAAACAACGAACTTCGTCGTCTGGGACTTCTCTGATGGACCTTCTGAGCTTCGTCTCACTAGCCACCAAGCGCAGGGGAGACTACATCTCTCAAGCAAAAGATCTTGTCAAGAAGTACAAGGATGCTGGCAATCTTGAACAGAGAATGGCAGCAGAGTCTGTGGCTCTTGTCAAAGGATATCGAGACAAGCTAATGAGGTGGGAAGAGTTCGAAAGAACAATTTTGGACAAAACTCTCACCTCAGCACTTGCCTCGGTTATTTTCGGAGTCGGACCGGATAAATCCGATCAAAAAATTGAAAAGGCATGGCCCATCATTGTTGGCGACATGCTTCCTCCCCTCACAAAGTTCTTGGCAGAGATCAAGGAATATGTCGATAACGGCACCCTTCGTCTTGGTGACCAGACTCTCGATTTTGCTGACTACGACCTTCTCGGGGCTGTTCCCGGTGCGGTTGATTTGACAACGGACGAGATTGACGGTATCAATCCCGAAAACGAAGGTACAAACGAAGCGTCTCAGGGAAGGGCACAAGGAAAAACTTGGCCCTCACTCGCGGACAGAGTTGCACGATACCTTTCCACCCCGGTCTTCGCTTTCTTCAGTCTTGGGCAGTACATGGTAGCTCAGGATCTGGGCTACAAGGAAATGCGCAGGGTTGCACGAGGCGATAAGAAGACTTGTGTTGACTGCAAAAACTACGGAGAAATGGGGTGGACTCCTATCGGCGAACTTCCAATGCCAGGCAAAGGTTGTCGGTGCTACGATCGATGCCGTTGTAGCATTGAATACCGGTAGGGTAAAAACAGGCATACTGACTGGGTTCCAAAACAAGTCCCAGAGTAACCAAAACGAACTTGAAGTCCTCTATCTGAGATACAAAATGACGATTAACACTGGACCTATCTACGGAAAGCAGTACATCCGTTACGCTGAGACCTGGGAAGCTCCCAGCAATAACCAAGCTGGAGCCCTCGATGTCGTTGATGTTGGCGAACTCCGTTGCGTGAGCTACGCCACCTGGGCTGGCCCCAACTACGCTGCTGCTGGTGACGCTTTCAGCCCCGCTGTGGCTCAATCCACCATCGTCGGTGTGAACCAGGCCTATGTGCCCACCGCTCTGGCTTCCCCTGCCGCGCCCCGTCAAATGACCGTGGCTACCTCCGGTCTGCTGCTGATCGAGCAAGACACTGCTGCTCCTTTCACCAACGCCAACCTGAACGCTCCCCTGGCCATCAACGCCCTGGGTCAAGCCCGTCTTGGCGGCACCGCCGCGACCCTGGATGGCACCACTCCCCGCATCCGTGAGATCGTGACCATCGGTGGTCGCAACCTCGTTCTCGTCAGCTTCGCCTGATAACTAGCACAGGCTGGGCATCCGCAAGGTGTAAGTCCCAGCCCTGGTTGCAACCATTTGAAGACATTTTTTAATTACGGAGACTCCCTCCCATGATGAACCTCCAGCAAACCTATGCTGGTGTAGACCCGATTCTGACTACACTGGCACAAGGTTTCATGCTTCCGGCGACCAATATCGCCAACTTTATTGCCCCCGTTGTTGACACCCCGACTCGTGCTGGCCGCATTCTGCGCTTCGGCAAAGAGCAGTTCGCCATCAACGACTTCCGTCGCGCTTACGGCACGAACATTCCTTACGTTCAAAGCCGTTACGACTCGGAGCCCTATGCTCTCGAGCAAGAAGTCGTGGCTTGGGAACTTCCCGAAGAAGTCATCGAGAACGCCGGTGAAGGTCCTGCTCAGGTTGACCTGCGTGCGATCGAAACTCGCAACGCGATGTCCCGCCTGATGAACGCCTATGAGTACTCCGTGTCTCAGGCCGTCACCGTGGTTCCTGGCTACAACCCTTACGAAGATAACACCCCGGCTCCTGGCTCGCAGACCGGTCTGGGCTTCCTGACCTGGAGCGACTACGCCACCGCTTACGGCACTGCCGCCGGTGACTATGCTTGGTCCTCCGGTGGTTCGAACCCGATCGAAGACGTTCTGACTCTGAAGCGTTCGGTTGCCAACCAGATCGGCATTCGCCCGAACTCGATGGTTCTTGGAACCGCCGTGTTCGACCAGCTGCTGACCAACGGTAACATCCTTGAGCGTATCAAGTACACCACCGCTGACTCCATCGACACCGACGTGCTGGCTCGCTACTTCGGTCTTGAGCGTGGTCTGCGCGTGGCTGAGGGTCGTTATCTGGCCACCGACGGCACCCTGCAGCCGGTGTTCCCCGAGAACGGCATCCTGCTGTTCTACAGCCCCAATGGTCCTAGCGACTCGGTGATGCCTGCTGGTGGTGCTAATGCTGCTACCCCTGCTTTCGCCTACACCTATCAGCTGACTGGTACTCCTGCCGTGCGCCCTGAGTACTACATTCGTGAGCGTCGTGTGGTTCGCGCTGAAATCACTGTTGAGCGTATTATCAACCTTGTTGGCCTGGGTGCCACCGGTAGAATCGGTTCGGGAGCTATGATCACCAACGTTCTGTCCTGATAAGGATAGACATTAAGGAGGTGTTATCATGGCTATTCTTCGCCCGATCACTAAAGCGCAGTATACCGTCTCGTTCTCCGATTCGACTGGCGCAGTAGTTTTCAACAGCGTTTTCACAACGTTTAGTGGTATCAACGATTCGTCGGATGCTACTCAATATGCTAACGGAACCGGCAACCGCCTGTTCCACGTCGTAGGTCCTCGCACCGCTGAGAACGTTACTCTCGGTGCTCCTTACGATCCGACGATCTTCAAAAACCTCGAAAAGTTCTGGCTCAACTATAACTGTGAGCCTCTGACCGTGACCGTCACTCCTAAGAGCTGTGACGGCATCACTGACGGCCCGACGGGTGGCCAATATGTTTGCTACGAATGTCAGTTCGTGTCGGTCAACACCGCTGAGGTGGACCGTGAGAGCGGCGACGTGGCGACCATTGAAGTTGAGTTTACCGTCAACTACTGGACTCGGACCTGAGTTCCCCCGATCAAACTGACCCCGGCTTCGGTCGGGGTCTTTTTGTTTGTAGGGTAAAACAATTAAAAGCATACAATCCGACAGGGATTCATGGCAAAGACGACGTTTAGTTCCGGGGTCATCGTCACTTCACAGTGGTTGAACGGAGCGCAGCAAATATACTTCGACGGCCAAGACCTGGATTGGCACTATCCTCCGCTGGGTTTGAGTTCTCTAGTTCTGTCCGGCCCCGACGGAATGGACAACCGCTATGTGACTTTGGGGACTGACCAGCCGACGGTTGTTGGCGGGGTTTATCAAACTGGGATCCCAATCAGCGGAAGCAAAGTTGTCACAGGGCCGTGGAGTTACGGATACGATCCGCTATTTCTCGGAAACCCTGCAAATGTCATCGCAAACGCACCAAAAAGTTTCACAACCAACGGCAAATATGACAACGCCAATGGCTCCTCCCCTTCGACAGTGCCGCAGCGTTTTGCCGCCCTAGACCCCGAAGACCTCATCACCAAAAAAATCCTGGCTGAGTGGGCTGAGTATATCTTGGAAGAACTGGAAATTGACAACGGTATCTATGCTTCCGCGTCCTCGCCAGGCTGTATGAATTACAGTGTTGGGTCAGGTAATTCGCCTGTCATTTGTAATCCTTGATGAGGTAAAATCGTGCCTCGTTACAGTCCGCTTCCCGCAGTTTCAATTGACCCCCGTAACGAAGCTGAGATTGCACAGGTTGCAGCTCAGGTCGTTTACGAAGCGTCTAATCAAACTCTCAACGACTTCTCCTCGGGCAATCCCCTTGCCGCTCTGATTCAAGGCCAAGCCTTTGCTCAGGGAGAGTTTCTTTTCTGGGCCAATCAGCTTCCTGACGCCATTCTTGTGGAATGGCTGGGCCCGTTTTTGGGCGCAATGCGTCGCCTGGGCACCTCTTCCGTTGCCCAGCTGGTTGTCACCATCTCACCCAGCAACACTGACACTACGATTCCTTCCGGATCAATCTTCAGCACCGGTGGAATCAACACAGACGGAAACGCAATCAGTTTTGTAAATACTGAAGCCTACGTTATCCCTGCCGGTCAATCAACGGTAAAGATCAACGTTGCTTCTCAGTACGTCGGCAGCCAGTATAACTGCCCGGCAAACTCCATCAACATTGCTCCATCAATCGGCATTCCTGGTCTGACTGTGACCAACCCGCAACCAGCGGTTGGTGGCTCGGACGTGGAGACCTATGCCCAAGTCCAAGAGCGTTTCTTCACTCTCATTCGTCGCAAGAACCCCGTCAGTCAAGAAGATTGGCAAGATTTCTTTATTGACTTCTACGGTGAAGGCACACTGACCTCGGTTCAACCGAATCGTCCCAATCAAGGCACCTACAACTATCTGACGGACTACATTCGTCCAAACGGTCAGGTCTCGTTTTTTGTTCTTGGCCCCGACGGCGTGGAACTCACTCAAGTTCAGTTGGAGCGTGGACAAAACGCTGTCAACTATTCCGTTCCGGTTGAGAACCAAGGTCATCTCTATCCCTTTACTCTGAGTCAAGTTCAGTATAATATCTCTCTGGAGATCGACGCCAACAGCACATACGGCGTGAACCTGAAGGACACCTCACTGAACTTCCGCGACCGGCTGTTCTCCGTGCTGACTCCTGGAACCGTGTTTCCGGCCACCACTGACCCGACCGTTTCCGACGTTGACGCTGCTTTTTACAGCACTTTTGAAGCCACCGAGCGTTTTGTCAATCCTCACATCGAAGTGAGCGCAGCCTACAACACGCCGCCCCTTCTGACACCTTCCGCCGCAACCTACACCCAGGTCTATACCTTTGAGCCAACCGGTGAAATTCTCAAAGCCAATGACCTGGTCGAAGTCACATTGCCCATTCCCGTGTACTATCCTGTGACACAGGACTTCACGCCATACTCAATTGCCAAAAAAGACCAAACAGTCTATGGCAACCTTGCTTTGCAGCAAATCGTCCCCTTGCTGGCCGGTGTCTATCTGCGTGGACAAGTGGTGTACTGGGATCCTGCCATTGGCGGTGACGGTCAACTTCACGTCATTCTGGAAAACCTGACGGTTGAGTCGGAGCTCGTTGCTACAATCAATAACTTGATCTCTAAAGGGCAAATCTCTGCCGCAATGACCTACTCCCCATGGGTTGTTGGCACCAACTATATTGCCACCACAGGCACAGCGTACACACCTCAAATCGTTCAATACGACTACGCTTCAAACGAGTTCATTCCTGACCCGACCTCTCCAGTCGTAGTCAATAAGCGACCGGGCACCTTTGTTTGGGTGGTTGCTCAAAACTTCACTCTGCTCCCTGACACCAATGACATCACTGGTGCCCAGGCAGCTTCGGTGCTGGGTGCCCCGGTGACTCCACAGATTCTGGTGCCAGGAACGTCGTATGCCGCAGGCACTTGGGTCTACACTCCGCAAGTTGGCTCTGGCCCCGACCCTGTTGCCGACCCGTACTACAACTACGTTGACATCACAAAAGGCATCGTCAACAAGTATGCCTATGTGATTGAGGCTTTCACCTACGAGCCAAACCAGCAAACAATCAGCGTTTACTTTGACGGTCTTGCTGAGCAAGGCATCATCAAGGAAATTTTAGTTCAGAACGGCGACAACGGGTTGCCAATCGCAAAGTACAATCCCCGGTTTGAGGCTGGTCAGTACCTGCTGTATCGCGAGAGTGCAGGAGCAACCCCCGAATACTACATTGCTGCCACACACTTCACACCAACCAGTGTGAACGCAGGAGTGATGGTCAACCAGGGGTTGATCTTCCCCCTCTACATCAACGCAAGTCAATACACTCAGCTGACTGCTGAACTGGCAAGCTCAACAACCACGGTTCAGACTCCGGTGAGAATGTTCACCTTCTTCAAGGGGGATCGAACTTTCTTCCGTCAAGGAAGCACCGTGCTTTCCTACACTGCGACCACCAACGTCACCCCGTTGTTTGAGTTCTACATCTATCAAGCCAACGGCACCTTCATTCTGACCGAGCAGGGTCAGCCTGTTGAGTTTGCCACGGCCAACTACATTCCTTATTTCAATCCTTCCTACAAAAACTACGCAGAAGACACCATTTTGGCAGAGGATGGACGCAACATCTACCGGGTGATGCGTGCATTCACTCCGAACGCAACCGCCACAAACTGGACAAACACGACTGTTGCCAACACTGCTCGCATTGAAGAGTATGAGGGCAACCTGCTCCGGTATGTGCGAGAGTACACTTGCGAACAGGACATTCTGTCGCAACTCGGCAGAGACATCTCCGCCATTAAACTTGGGGTTGCCCAGATCACTTTGATTCCGAAAGATAAAGGGCGGTTCACCAACACACGACAAAACAGTGTGTTTGTTTGGGAAAACACTTCGTCTGCCCTTGTCACACCGCAACTTTCGTGGTACAGCGGTACCTCTTATGCCTACAACCCGCCCCAATACGGTGAGGGCACACTCAACTTGTAAGGTATGTCCCAGCAACTAATCCCGGTCAATGGGGGAGTCGAGCAAGTTGTCATCACCCCCTCCTCAGCAACTGCAAATGTGCTGTCTCACCAGTACATCATTGCAAAAAATTTGGAGTCTCGCCCAACAGAATGGGTGCCGGGTGGACGGCCTATCTACCGCCGGTTGCCTGCTATCAGTGAGACCTATGTAATCGACTTTTTCAACATTGTTTCTCCGCCAAACACGGCAGTGAGAGCTTCGCTTGAGAAAATCGGTTATGTCTTTGTGCCCTGGACCGAAAACAGCGAGGGGCCAACTTCAGTCAAGGTCAATGTGTCAGAGTCTGGCAAAGATTTGCTGATCTGTGGTGGAAAAATTGTCTGGGAGTATGGCGGAACTCAAGTCTATCCCGCCATCATCAACCTGGAAACCCTTCGCACTCGTGGCGATCGGCGATATTTCCTCGCCTATGAGCTTGTCTATGACGACAATGTTCAACAAAAACAATACTACGTGGAAGATTTTGCTCTGACTGGGCAACCTTTGACGATCACTTCCAGCACTGACAGCGTTATTGGTTGGCGTTATCCCGCCGTGAACGCTTTTTTGAACTCCTCCTCAATTTTTTGGACTTCAAAAGACACATACTTTCCTGCGTTCGCTCAACCAGCCACCAGCTATCTTCAGTGGACGAGCACCCTGGGCGCTGCATACTCTCAAGTCACACTCCGTTGCCCTGAAAGCACAGCTTACACCGCCACAGCGTCGATCTATTATGTAACTCCGGACGGCAACGTGTCGTTTCAAGGTCAAGTTTCTCCCTCGGAGGATTCGACTGGGCAATTCTATCGGTTCAACTTTCAAACACCGGCTTTCAACACTGGGTGGAAAGTTGTTTGGTCCTCCACAGATGTGGCTATCCAAAGTGTCACCGTTACTGGCACCGTGGTTCTGGAAAAGAAACCCGTTGCGCCGGCAACTCGGGCAACTCTTGTGATGTGGCCAGCTGGGACCGAGCCGAAGGACGTGACCTACTGCCCTCTGGCTTATGTGGATGTCGACAATAACTATAAAATTACCAACATCCAAGACATTCGATATGTAATTCGCCGAGACTACGTTCCCGTGGCTGACTGGCTGACAAAACCCTTCGACGAAACTCTCATCAACCTTTATGAGCAGGTGGAGGAATACCCACAGTTTTGGATGAACCCGCCTACTTGTATGAAGCAGGAATATGCTGCTCTTATTGACAAAAACATTATAGTTGTGTAAAATGACTTTCGAGACTGCCACTTTCAATCCAAGAGAGTTTGAACTGCGGAACTTTACGAATCCGTATGTGACACCGGAGCAGTCCGATGCCATTTCTCTCACTGAGACACGAGTCAACTCTCAACTTGACTACGTGGCTCAAATGCTGGGCTGGAACGGACCAAACTATTGGAATAGCCTGCCCAACACTCCCGATCAAAAACGTCAGCTACTGGGCGGTAGCTTTGGAGTCTACAACAGTTTCATTATCCCGGTTGTTTACGAATACCGAAATTGGAACAGCACAGTTGTCATTGATCGTGTTCCTTTCCTCAAGCCGGGTCGCCGTGAGTTTGTAGAAAAAGTTCTCGTTGGTTTTGATGTTTACAACATCCTGAGTGTCACACTGGAGGGTGAAACGTATGTGGTGGAACTTGAAGGTGTGACGGACACCTTCTACCAGCAAATTGCCAGCAACATTCCCCTTCAACTCATAGTT